ATTGTAGTATCAACATGTGCAAAAACAGGAAATAATAAAACTATAGATTCTTATGTTAGCAACAAACCAACAATATCAGATATAGAATCAAAATATGACGATAGATTTGATGATGTTGGATACTATTATCTTGGTAATTCAACCATAGTAGGAGGCTAAATATGCCAATCTATCGTATAAATCAATTTCCAGAAGCTAGCGGTAGTTTATCTTCGGATGATCTTTTCTTATTTATGGATGATCCGTCTGGTAGCGGCGTTACAAAAAAGGCAAGCTTAGATGAAATTAGCAGTGTTATTGGAGGTGGGAATATTTCTGGATATTTTAATACATCACTAGTAGCGGGAAGTGGTATAAATTTTGTCTACAATTCTGGAAATAATACTCTAACTATCAACGCTATTTAAATCGGACAAGGTATCAAACTTTAACAAATTGATTTTATATAATGTCATATAAACTATACGTAACAAATAATAATTATAAAATTAGATACGACAGTGGATCTTTTCGAATATTTAATTCGAGTATAGTAACCCCCACTCCAACATTAACTAGAACACCCACTCCAACGCCAACTCTAACAAGAACTTCTACTCCAACTCCATCAATTACTTCATCTTCAACTCCTACGCCAACATCAACAGTAACAATCACACCTACTCCAAGCATAACATTAACAGCCACACCATCATTAACTCCGACCATAACTTTAACGCCAAGCTCAGCTTCATCACTATTCAAAACAAGTAATACTGCTAATTATAGCAATTGTGCTAGTTGGGATAGTTTAGGAGGTAATGTGACTACCATTGGCTCTAATGGTAATCCTAGCGCATATAATATATACGATATGGCAGCAAGTATTTATGAATGGACAGAAAGAACATGGTTCTCATCAAGCAAAGGTCTAAAGGGAGGAGCATGGTCTAGCGATAGCACACGACTTAATAGGTCTTTTGAAGCATACCAACCACCAACATTCACATCCAATATTGTTGGATTCAGAGTGGCCACTGTTGCTAGTACTCCATTATTCCAATATGGTACTATTGGAGATATTAATAATCAAAATGATAGCGCTGGAATAGGTAGTGTTTCTTACGAATTCAAAATGGGTAAATTTGAGGTTACCAATACTGAATATGTCGAATTTCTAAACAATATAGGTGTCACAGACACATATGAAGTTTATTCATCATTAATGAGCGAAGATAGGGGTGGGATATGGAGATCCGGATCTAATGGGTCTTATGTTTATAGTGTAAAAACTAACTATGCCAATAAACCAGCAACATGTATAAGTTGGTATAATGCTGCCAGATACTGTAACTGGCTGCATAATGGAAAACCATCTGGATTACAAAATAATACAACAACAGAAGATGGTGCGTATCAATTAACAGGTAACACAGGACTACCATCAAGAAAATTTAGTGCTATTTATTTTATTCCGAGCGCAGACGAATGGCAAAAAGCAGCATTTTATAAATCTGGCTCAACAAATGCTGGATACTGGGACTATGCTACTCAAAGCAACACTGCTCCAACTTGTATATCTGCTAACGCTAGCGGGGATGGAACCTTATAAATAGGAAAAAAATATGTCACAACACTATATATTAATAAAAAATATAAATTTAAATTTATTTAATGCTTCAATATATAAATTTGATGATTATGTTGGAGAAGTTGTTGATGAAACTACAATAAATAATAATCTAATAGAATTAAATAATCAGGAAACAGCTATTGAGGTTGCTCAATTATTATCAGAATTTAGCGGAGTATCTAAGATAGATATTTTTAATAAATCCAATAATTTATTATTTAGTTTAGAGTCTTCTCTATAAAATAGGATATAATATGACAGCTAAAGCCGGATACAAAACAAGTGAATTTTGGTTTACATTAGTTAGTTTTTTATTTAGTGGATTATATCTAACAGGACTATTAAAAGAAAATCAACAAAAAGAAGAATTAATAACTATTGTATCTCATGCTGTTGAAAGTATTATTCTAATTAGCGGACAAGTATGGATATTAGCTAAATATATTAAAGGTCGATCAGAAGTTAAGAAAATAGTTGAACAAAATAAATTAGTCGAAATGCCAACACCAACACCTTCACCATCACAAGAGGAGATTACAAATGACAGTAAAAGAGCTAATTCTGGAAAAAGCAGAAAAAACAACAGCAGAACTAAAAAAGTCTCTACAAAATCTAAAAAGCGTGGCTCTAAGTGAGGCATGGAAATCTCTACAACTAGTAGTGGCTAGTACGGTACAAATAATAGAAGCAATAGCTAAAGACTTAGAAGGTAAAGACAAAAAAGCTATTGCTGTTGAATTTATTAATAAGTTTTATGATACCACATTTACAATAATAGATATTCCCCTTGTTCCCAACTTTTTAGAACCTATAATACATAGTTATGTCAAAAAGGTACTTATGATTCTAGTATCATCTAGCATAGATGCCACAGTTTCAATTTTCAGACAAACAGGAATTTTTCTACAGAAAGGTAATGTATGAATTACGCTCAGAGTTTTAATGAATTTGCATCCTCTCTTGGGCCAACGGACTTAGCCCTATATGCAGGAGCAGCGGTAGTTGCTTGGGTTTTATTTAAGGACAAACTAAATCCTGTTTCGTTATTTGTTAAGCAATTAGTAGACAAGGTAACTGGCCTACTAGGACAACGAACTTCTGTTACAAAACAGGTTCCAGCAGCAACTAATAATAGCAGTGCTTCTGTTGAAACCAAAGAAGATGTATTTTTTGAACTTGTTACAAGTTGGAAAAAAACAAGAGACTTGGCGGTAAAAGCAGAATGTGTTGAGGCTATCAAAGTGGCCGATCAAATGTTTCCATATTTAAGTCCAGTAGTATGTAATAAGGATAAAGTATGAATAATAAACTATTATTAGGCGTAGGAATAGCTTTAGTATTGTTTGGCTTATTTAAGCCTAACTTAAATTTTCCTGTTGTTAATCCAAATAATAACACAATAGTTGTTGTAACGCCGCCTCAAGAAAAGGATCTAAAGGACAAGTGTCAATTAGTTATTAATGCTCTTGCTGATGGCTCAACAGATAGAAAAAAAGATGGTACTCGACTATCCGATTTATATATGGATTTGGCAACTCTTATAGAACTTGACGGAGAAGATGAGGTTGTAAAAACAACAGAAGAAGTTCGTCAGGCTAATAGTCTTTGTGGAGCTATGTTACGAATGAATATTAAAGGAAAATATCCAGGTCTACCAGACGCTGCACAATCTGTAATTATTACTCAAATAGGAGATGATATTATTCCTCTAGACTCTGATCTAAGAAAAAAGTCTGCGGAAGCATTTAGAGCACTAGCATGGGCATGTAATGAGGGAAGTAAATAATGGCAAAACTATCTCCATCTGATCTTTATAACGAATACAGAAAAGGTTTTCAAGGATGTCTTTGGGAGCAGCACGTATTTGATGAACTTTTAGAAAATTCTAAGTACGGTTATTTTTATGATGGAGCAAAAAGAATCAAAAACAGTGGTAAGGGCAAACTAAGCACACCATACAAAAGTGTGTTAAAGTTTGATAGTAATCCTTATAATGAAAGACAAACCACTGGAGATTGTGTTAGTCACGCAACACGAAATGCTGTAGATGTTAGTAGAGCAGTAGAAATTGATGTACATAGACATAAGGAATCTTGGATAGCACGAGGAGCAACAGAAGCTATCTATGGAGCCAGGGGTCATGGTGGCCAAGGTATGAGTTGCTCAAGAGCGGCTACATTTGTTAGTCAAAGTGGCGGCGTGTTAGTAAGAAAAAACTACAAAGGCGTTGCTGATTTTAGTAAGTACAATGGTAATTTAGGAGCAGGATGGGGCAGCAGAGGTTTACCAGATCCTGTAATCGATCTTGCTAATGATCATCAAATAAAAACTGCTAGTCTTGTTAAAACTGTAGAAGAGGCTAGAGATGCATTAGCTAATGGATATGGTTTAGCCGTATGTTCTAGCTATGGATTTAGTAATAAAAGAGATAGTAAAGGATTCGCAAGAGTTAGTGGTAGTTGGGCTCATGCTATGGCTTGGATTGCTTGCGACGATACTGGAAGCGAACCAGCTTTCTTGGTTCAAAACAGTTGGGGTAAATGGAATGATGGTGGTCATCCAGATTGGGGTAAAATACCAGACGGATCGTTTTTGATTCATGCCGATGTGGCAGCAGGGATGCTAAGTCAAAATGGGGCTTATGCTTTTAGTCAGTTCGACGGCTTTCCTGTTCAAAAACTTCCTTCTTATGGTTTTGAGGATTATTTATGAAATTCTTAGATAAAGTTGCTCTCAATAGATTACTAAGTATAATAGCTAGTTTTATATTAGGTATTATTAAAATATTAGCACCTAATAATGTTGATACGATAGATACGCCAAAGCCAAAAAGAAAAATTTTTCCATGGAGAAAAACAGATGAATAAACTTTTATGTTTATTATTGATTGGTTCGGTCGTGGTTTTTTCAGATTATGACTATAATGGTTCAACAACAGCAGTTGTAGCTACTGTTGGAGGAATTATAAAATCTAAGCATATTGACAAAGAAAAAAAATATCCTCGTAAGGATTGTCCAGTATGCAAAGGTACTGGAAAATATCTAAGTGGAGACGGAATCAAAATGGTAGATTGTGGATATTGTGAATCAGATTCAAAAGAACAATCACCAAATACAAATATGGCAGAGTCAAAATCATGCACTAATCCAAATTGCAAGTGTAAAAATTGCAAATGTAAAAATTGTGGGTGCGTACCTTCTGTGGAGAAATAATTTATGAAAAAGGATGCTGCTCTAGAAAAAATAGCTAAAAAAGTTCTTAACAATATGGAATTACCAAAGGAAAAAGACTATGGTATAGATCCAATAACTATTATTATTGTTATAAGTGTTATTCTTAGTCTTATTAGAGTTATTCAAGAATGTAAAAAAAATCGTCAATTAGTAAAAGATAAAAATGAATATGCTTCTATAATGAAGAAAGATATTCAAGATCTTGTTCTAAAAGACTCGTGGCTAAATAGATTAAGACTACAAAGAATTATCAAACAAAATATTACCAAAGATCAATATAGGGCTTATGGTAAAGCTTTACAACACAGTATAATGGGAACTGGAATTAATCTCACGGAGGATGAAGTATACACTTTAATGGAGGCATCAAATAATGCTTAGTTTATTAACATGGTTAGTATATGGTCTTCTTGTGGGTAGTGTTTCCAAAGCCTTAGTACCCGGCGATGAAAATTTTGGGTTTATTAAAACTGTGGCTCTCGGAGTCGCTGGGTCTTATATGGGAGGCGCTATAATGTATCTGGTGGGCCAATACGATAGTCTGAGTCCGGCCGGATTGTTTATGGGAATTGCCGGAGGAGTTGTAAGTCTTGTTCTGTACAACAAATTGGCTACAAAACAATAAAGTTGCTGTTTGTCTGTATTTGTATCATACGGATTTATGGCCAGAATTTAAACAGCTATTAGCTCCTCTCAAAAAATATATCAAGTTATATATAGCACTATCTAATGAGTGCGATAATACTAATGTTATCAATGATTTAGATAATTTTAATTGTTCTATTTCGTTTCACGATAATTATGGAGTTGATGTTGCTCCATTTTTATATCAGCTACAACAAATAAAAGAACCAATTTTTATAAAACTCCATTCTAAAAAAAGCTCATGGGGGTTTAAGTTTCATATTAATTGGAGACAATTATTACTAAATGATTTGATAGGATCTGCTAGAATTTTTAGATCCAATATTAATACTTTATTATCAGATGAAAAAAGAGTTGTTTTATGTAATCCAACAATCTTAATGAATAACAGAGAGTTTCTAAATTCTGAAAAAATAAAAGATATATGCGATATTATAGATATAGACTACAATCTAGTTAAGAATTCTCAGTTTATTGCTGGAAATATGTTTGCTGGAAAAACCGATTTTTACAAAAAAATCTTTTGTAGGCACATTCCCAACATACAGCAACTTCTTTATAATGAAAAAGGTAAAGTGAGCGATAGTGCTAATGGTACATACTCTCACTCTATGGAAAGAATATTTGGATATATTGTTGAATACAATAATATGATATTTTGTTATCCTAAGTATAAAATTACAAAAATATTAAATTCTAATGCTCCTAATGGACAATATTTTTCTTTGATAAAAATGTATAATAATACATGTTATCTAGTTGATGATCCTAATGTTTATGGAATGATAATTTCTGATGAGAATAAAGAATTATCTATAAATTGGCTACATATGAAAACTGAAAAACTTCAAAAATATAAAAAATTATCTAACAATACCATTACTAAAATATGACCGCCTTTTGGACAATACCTTCGGATCTAAAAGAGAAAATACGATCCCTACATAATCTTGTACCAGATAATTTTGATTATAAGCTTTATCTTTTATTGTATCCGGATCTTGTAGAAGCCGGAATCACAACAAAAGAAGAGGCCATAGAGCATTATATATTGTTTGGAAAAAAAGAAGGTAGATTATATTACAATACTAATCCAGAACTATTTAATAATATTGTTAAAGAAAATACAACAACAACAAACACCAAAATATATAAACAAAAAACACTTAAAAAATTATTCGACAAAACATATGTTATAGCTCTAAAAAATTCTCACAATCAAAAATTAATAAAACAATATTTTGATAAATTTAAAATACCGTTTGAATTTATAGATGGCATAAACGGTAAAATAGATAAAAAAATATTAGATTACTACAAAGATTATTTATCTTGGCCTTTGAATGATACAAGAAGGCATTATTTAGATAACGATCCTAATAGAAGATTGATACTAGGTCCTGGCGCAATAGGACTGTTTTTAACATATAAAAAAATATTCAAAATCGCTATAAAAAATAAGTATAAAAATATTCTTATATTTGAGGAAGATTGTTTATTTGATAAAAATATTAATTTACATCTAAATAATTTTTTACAATTCAAAAATGATTTTGATTTATTATTTCTTGGCGCGTCTCATCACTGTTGGAATAATCCTGAAATTTTAAATATTCCAAATACAATAACCAATTATTATCAGGCGCCAAATATATTAGATGGTACTTTTGGAATAGTATATAATTGTAAAATACTACCAGAATTATTAGATAATATGAAAAATATTAATGCACCAATAGATTCAGGACCTATTAGATCAATTCTAAAAAAACAAAATAGTTACGTTATATACCCTAATATAGCCATAGCTGATACAACACCAATTAGTTCAATATCTAATAAGTCTAGAAATCTAAGAACTCATAGATTCAATGTTAATTGGGATTTGTCAAACATATCATTTAATAGAGGTACTCTCAAAAATTCTATAATACTAGCGAACTATAATAGCGAAAATACAATAGATAGATGCATAAAGTCTGTCATAAATCAAACGTATCCAAATTTTGAATTAATTATTATTGATGACAACTCCACAGACAATTCTGTTAAAATTATTAAAGATAATGCTCAAAAAGATAATCGTATTAAATTAATAGAACTCGACAAGAATATCGGAGCATATGCTTGTAGAAACATAGGTATTAAAAATAGTAATGGATTTTTTATTTCTATGTTAGATTCTGATGATATATTATTATCTAAAAAATTAGAAATAGATATCTATAATTATTTTAATCATCATTCATATGAAATATTCTTTAGTAATATGTATCGATCTCAAAAAATAAATTTCAATAAATTTGTTCTCGATACATCGATTCTTAAACAGATAGACAAAGAAAGAAAACAACACCTATTTACAGAATCAGAAGATAAACCTTATTTGTATGGCCATAATACAATTTGGGAGTATAAATTTCGCTTCGGCTTACCAACTCTTTTTGTGGAAAAAACTTTTTTTGATAAGTATGGATTGTGGAACGAACAATACAGATACGGAATGGATATAGAATTAATACAAAGATACGTTGCTAAAAAATATAATGAATTTATAGATCATAAAAAATTATGGGAAACTATATATTTATACCAAAGCAATAAATATGATATCTATTTATCTGATACTATGAATTATGTATCATTTCCTCAGAATGATAATAATGCAACAAATGTATGTAAAAATAAAGATAGAAAAAAAATACATAAAGAATGCAATAAAAATCTTAATAAACTAGTAAAAATAAATAAAATAAAAAAATATCATAATAAAAATATTACAGAAATTTTCTGTATGATGAAAAATGAAGAAGATATTATTAAATATTTTATAGAATATCATTTATCGATTGTTGATAATATAACTATTATTGACAATGGATCATCAGACAAGTCACTAGATATTGCTAAAAAGTATCCAATTAAAATTATTAGTAATGATTCTGATTTTAAAAATAAAGCTTTAATAGTATCTGATTTAATGAAAAATAGTAGATCGAATATTCTACTACCGATGGATATTGATGAGTTTATGTTTTTAGAACCAAACTCTAAGAAAATTTTTAGCAAAAAAATGATCAAACAGTATTTGTCTAATTTAACATTTGAGTCGGGAGATAAATTCTGTATTAAAAATATATATGAAACATATCCTGATAATACTGACTACTGGGATATAAATAGTAATTATACCAAAATGATTTTTGCTCACGATGGATTTTTAGCTGTTGACAATGGATTTCATAAAGGATCAACAACCACAAATAATATACAAAATATAGACATATCATATTGTCATTTTCATTTTAGATCAAAAAAGAGATGGATGCAAAATACTAAGCAAAAACTATTTGCTAGACTAGGAGACAATTGGAACAATATGGATGCTCTAAAAGAATACTCTGGAGACTCAAAGCATTGTGTTGATGAGTGGATAAACTTCGCCGAAACAGGGAAATGGCACAGCTTACAACCTAAAATAAAATTCAAGTTTCCCAATAAAATGCTGTTTGACTAATGGGCAGTCTCTCGTTATCATATGGTCTATGAATGAAACATCGAATCTCAGACCATCGTGGACAGAGTATTTTTTAGGCTTGTGTAAAGTTGTTGCACAACGAAGTCATGACGTTCACACAAAACATGGTTGTATTATTACTGATAAAAATCATAGAATACTAGGAGTTGGATATAATGGCTTTCCAAAAGGTCTAGATGATTCTAAATTACCATTAACAAGACCAGAAAAATATTCGTGGATGGTTCATAGTGAACGAAACGCATTGGCCAATTGCGTTGTTAGACCAGATAATGGAACAGCATATGTAACAGGACAATGTTGTAATGATTGTATCATAGCATTATATCAAGAGGGGATAGATACAGTCTATATGATAGATGATCACGGAACAAAACTCTTTGACGACAATTCAAAAAAAATATTCGATACATTTATAGAAATGAGTAACATAAAAATTTATAGAGTTCAACCAAATCTTGAATGGCTGAGACAATTATCTGGTGTAATATGATTCATCTACTTTTTTATATATTTGTGATATTTTATTATTTTGGAATTTGGTTTACAGATAATTTTAATCCTATTGGACAAGAGTTTGCCAATTTGGTTATACTCGGTCTACTAGCAATAATAACAACAAAAAGAGAGAATAAATAATTATGATTTTTAATGAACAAATTGCTAGAAAGCCCGACCACTATCCTTGGACTCAAGACTTTATTGAGGCCATGCACAATGGATTCTGGACTCATAGAGAATTTAATTTTCAAAGCGACGTACAAGATTTTTTGGTTAATTTAACAGATCAAGAAAAACAGATAGTAATAAGAGCATTATCAACAATAGGACAGTTAGAAATTAGTGTTAAGAAATTCTGGGCGAAATTAGGAGAGAACCTGCCTCACCCATCGCTAAATGATCTTGGATATACTATGGCGCATGTTGAAGTTATTCATGGAGATGCTTATGAAAGACTATTAGAAGTAATAGGAATAGATGATAATTTTGAAAAAATACTTGAATTAGATATTATCAAAAGCAGAGTAAACTATCTTAGAAAGCATCTTGAAAAATTTTCTGATAATCATAAAACACAATTTATCTATTCATTAATATTATTTACTCTATTTGTTGAGAATATTGCACTATTTTCGCAGTTCTATACTATTAGCTATTTTGGCAGATTTAAGAATATGCTAAAAGATACAAATAAACAAGTAGAATATACAAGCAGAGAAGAGAACCTTCACTCAATGATTGGTATTAAAATTATCAATAGTATAAGAGAGGAATATCCCGAACTATTCGATGAAGAATTAGAGAATAAAATTCTTTTCGAATCAAGAGAAGCTGTAAAATATGAGTGTGAAATTATAGATTGGATTGTTAACGGATATAATCACGAATATCTAAATTCTAATCTATTAAAAGAGTTTATTAAAAATAGACTTAATGATTCTTTGAGCCAAATAGGATTCCAACCTGTTTTTGATGTGAACAGAGAAGAAATATCAAAAACTCTATGGTTTGATGAACAAATATTAGGAAATAATATGACGGACTTTTTCCATTCTAGACCCGTCGAATATGCTAAAAAAGCTTTAGTTTTTGATGCTGAAGCTTTATTCTAGAATACCAGAGCAATTATAAATTTTTATGACTATATTTAGGAAGGTCAATTGTTTTTAATATGAATTATAAACCGTACTATTGGCTAAATTCTCATAGCAGACTATTTCTTGAGCGAGGATATTTATCAGAAAATATATCTCCAGAAGATAGAATAAAGGAGATAGCCCAACACGCTGAAACAATTCTGGGTATCCCAGGATTTGCATCAAAATTTGAACACTATATGAGCTTAGGTTTTTATTCATTGTCAACTCCTGTATGGAATAATTTTGGAAATAAAAGAGGCTTACCAGTAAGTTGTTTTGGTAGTTATATAGATGATACAATAACTAGTATCTTATATAAAGTGGCAGAAGTTGGTATGATGAGTAAAATGGGTGGAGGAACAAGTGGTTATTTTGGATCTTTAAGAGGTAGAGGAGTTAAAATTAGTGTTGGCGGAGAAAGTAGCGGGCCTGTACATTTTATGGAAATGTTTGACAAGGTTGCTGATGTTATAAGCCAAGGTTCTGCTAGAAGAGGTAGTTTTGCGGCGTATCTACCAGTAGAGCATCCAGATATAGAAGAATTTTTACAAATCAGAAACGAGGGACACTCTATTCAAAATATGAGCTTTGCTGTAACAATCACAGATGATTGGATGCAAAGCATGGTTGAAGGAGACAAAGATAAAAGAAAAATTTGGGCAAAAATTATACAAAAACGTTTTGAAAGTGGATATCCTTATATTTTCTTTACGGATACGGTAAATAATAATGCTCCACAAACATATAAAGACAAACAATTAAAAGTTCATGCCTCTAATTTATGTTCGGAGATTTGTTTACATTCAGATGAAAATAATAGCTTTGTTTGTGTGTTATCGTCGCTAAATTTATTACATTGGGACGAAATAGAAAAAACAGATGCTATTGAAACTATGATATATTTTTTAGATAGTGTTAATCAAGAATTCATAAATAAAACAGAAAATATTAAATTTATGAAAAGTGCAAGAAATTTTGCTCTTAATCAAAGAGCACTAGGAATGGGAGTATTAGGATGGCACTCTTACCTACAAAGCAAAATGATTAGCTTTGAAAGTATGAAAGCAAAAATGCTCAATGGAAGTATTTGGTCAACGATAAGAGAAAAATCAGATAAAGCATCTGTAGAATTAGCAGATAAATTTGGAGAAGCGCCATTATTAGAAGGATATGGTCGTAGAAATGTGACTACTTTGGCAGTGGCTCCTACAACCAGTAGTAGTTTTATTCTTGGTCAAGTTAGTCCAAGCATAGAGCCTTTAAATAGTAATTACTTTGTTAAGAATTTAGCTAAAGGTAAATTTACATATAAAAATCCGTACCTAAAAGAAGTACTCAAAAAATATCATAAAAATGAAGATGATACTTGGAAGAGTATTTTAATAAAGGGAGGATCTGTACAGCATCTTGACTTCTTGACTCAAGAAGAAAAAGATGTATTCAAAACATTTGGAGAAATTAGCCAGAAAGAGATTATAATCCAGGCATCTCAACGTCAAAAATATATTGATCAATCTCAATCATTAAATATTATGATAGGTCCTAGCACACCACCAAAACAAGTTAGCGATCTTCTCATAGAGGGATGGAAGATGGGAATCAAGACATTTTACTATCAGAGAAGCGCCAATCCGGCACAAGAATTAGTTAGAAATATTTTATCCTGCACAAGCTGTGAAAGTTAATAATGATTAAAATAAAAAAGTTACATGAATTAGCATTAATACCAAAAAGAAATACTCCAACAGATGCTGGGGCGGATCTTTATTCGGTTCAAGATTTAATTATTCCACCATTGTCTAGAGCCTTAGTATCAACAGGCATTAGCATAGAGATTCCGGAAGGATTCTATGGAAGAATAGCCCCCAGATCAGGACTAGCTGTTAAAAATGGAATAGACGTATTGGCTGGTGTTTGTGATAGTTCTTATAGAGGAGAAATAAAAGTAGTATTAATTAATACTGACACAGAAACTCCTTTTGAAGTTACATATGGAGATAAGATAGCTCAATTAATTATCGAACAACATTTCAATTTTAATTTTAATGAGGTTGAAGAACTGGACAGTTCCGAGAGAGGAGAAAGCGGTTTCGGATCAAGTGGTAATAAATAATATGGTGTATAATAATAGTATGAATCGATACTATAAGCACCTTATTATAAAGGATGTAATTTGAGAAAAAAGAAAAATAGTAAATCTAAGGTTATCGATCTTACAAACAATTTGGAGAATCCAGTAGACTCGTCATTTAAAAATAAATTAAAACCAAGAACAGAAAATCAAAAAAATTATATTAGAAATATTATTGAGAACTCTATAACATTTTGTCAAGGACTACCCGGATCTGGTAAAACACATATTGCGGTTGGCGTTGGACTAGAGCATCTATTAGAAAACAAAGTAAAAAAAATTATTATAACTCGACCAGTAGTAGAAGCTGGAGAGAAGATAGGATATTTACCTGGAGATGCTAATTCTAAACTATTTCCCTATCTACTACCAATAGAAGATGAAATCAATTATTTTATTAGTCCATCGTATAATGCATATCTAAAACTAAATAATAGAATTGAAATTGTTCCATTAGGATATATGAGAGGTAGAAATTTTCATAATTGTTTTATAGTTGCCGATGAGTGCCAGAATGCTTCATATGATCAACTTAAAATGTTAATTACCAGAATAGGAAACAATAGCAAAATGGTGCTCACCGGAGATATAGAACAATCAGATTTATCTATGCATCTAAGAGGAGGCTTCCTGCACATGATGAAGGCTCTTGATAATATAGAGAACATAGGGATCTGCAAGCTCACCGCTGGAGATATTGTTAGAAATCCAATTATTGCAAAAATAATGGAAAAGTTAGAAACTTACGAGCACTATGAAGGAAATCGTAAAACATAGTAAATGTCTGTTGTTGAATGCTGATTATAGTCCATTCGGCATTATAGACTGGACTAAGGCTATAGTATGGAGTTTTAAAATAGAGGAAGCAGATGACTGCTATCCGGTAGAAATTATTGATTTTTATAAGCATGATTTTATTCAAGGAACCAATAAAAAATTTCCTGTTCCTGCTGTTGCTAGAACAAAAAAGTTTTTTCAGATAAATGATTATGGAGTTAATTTTAGTCGTAAGAATATCTTGATAAGAGATAACTATACTTGTCAATATTGTTGTAATATATTTAATATTGATGAATTAACTTATGATCATGTTATCCCTAAGTCTTTATGGAAACAAAATACTAGTCCAACTAATTGGACTAATATAGTTACATGTTGTATTAAATGTAATAGAAAAAAAGGAAATAAGACTCCATCAGAAGCGAAAATGAAACTTAAAAATATACCTATTAGACCACAGAAAAATTATAAATTCTTGCCAGTTGTTCAGTCTCTAATTAATATAAAGCATAGCATTCCATTAGAATGGAAAGCATATTTACCAGAATCATATAGTTATATATAAATTTATGCCAACATACACATATCATTGTCTAGGATGTAAAAAAGATTTTGAATTATTCTTCTATATTAAAGACTATATAGAAAGTCCAAAGTGTGCTGAATGTAATTCGAAAGAAACTCATAGATTATATATAAAAGATGTTTCTACACAATCAACAACCGTTAAAAAGAGTGATGGGGAATTAAAAACTCTTGGAGACTTGGCAAATAGAAATCGAGATAGAATGAGCGATGATCAAAGAAACGAATTGCACACTAAACACAATGAATACAAAGACAATAAACCAGAGAAACCCTTACCAAAGGGTATGAACAGAATACCAAAACAGAAAAAAATTAAATGGACATAAATAACACTGATCACATAGAATCTTTTAAAAAGCTAGTAGATTCACCAGATATTTTGGAATCTATTTTAGATTACAGAAAAGAATTAGATAATCCAGCAGATGAATTCAAGACAAAAAAATTAATAGATTGTCCACACGAGATCATATTTACAATCACCGCACAAACATTAAGTCAAAATGATAAGGGTGAAATTATAGAATCCAAAGATATTTGCGTAAAAAATTATCATATTCCGGTTCCGATTGATAAAGATTATCATAATTATATGGAAGTCTTTTTTGATTATTTAGAAAAGAAAATTTTGGAATCCGTATCAGACTCTAACGAAACAGCACAAGACAATAAGGAATTAAATAAAAATGAGTGACAGCTTCATATATACTCCATCAAAAAATACTACATCCAAAAGTGATGATAAATTTTATGGAATAATTCAAGATTATGATTTTGTTGATAAAGAAAATAATCCACGAATAAATCTAGAAAAAGATCCTAGAGTATTGGCAAAAATTAAGTACAAGGCCGATGGTAAAGAAAAATTTCTTATCAGAATTGATAATAGTAAGAAGCTATTTAATCCATCATTACCATTATCAGAAAATAAAAGAGATAAACTACTAGAACAATATGGTGCTGACTCTAGTTGTTTCAAAGAAGTATCTCAAAGAGTTTTTGATTACTATGTAACATTTCTAAGAACAGCAAATCAATCATGGATACATAACGCAGAAAGAGAGGATTTTTAAAATGTCAAGATTAAATAAAGCACAAACCTATGCTATAAATTGGTTGCATAGTCAAAATAAAAATGTTGATGATATAGCTAATGAGCTTGGACTTAATATAGAACAGGTTACAAAAAGTCTGGAAAAAGCATCTATTAACCAGCCAGTAAAAACAGGATCAGAACCAGTTGCACAACCCAAACCGGACCTTATGATTAATAAGACCGCTGGCAAAGGAAACTCCGGCGTATCTATCATGACCAGGGAAGCATCAGAGAGAAATGATGCTGTGAGATCAAAGATTGTGGGTAATAATCTGCGTTCAGATGCAATTCACAGACCAAAGAACTAATGAAATATTTGTCAAAATATTCTAATGGCAAAACAGTATCAGCGGCACAATACATAACAGAAATTATTTGCGAACACAAAGCTAAAAAAGACAAAAAAGATCTTCACTATAGATTCTGGACAACTCCATATTGGTCTAGATTTTATAGAGACCAAATTAGCTCGGCAAATAAATTATTAAAAGACTATAGTGCAGAAGATATTGTTTTAGCTCTTAATAGTCAGAATGCACAGAAAATTTATTCTTTGCGTGCTCCTTTTCTAAAACCTATCATAGAAGAAGCAAGTAAAGAAAATAGCAAGAAAAATAAAACTTTATCCAAAAATTTCGATAGGCAAGATAAAGTAAAATTTCGTAAACATATTACTAATAAAAATATTATATCCACCTTAGAGGATCTAGAAGACAATGACTAAACTAAAGGAAGAAGTAACCAAACAATTTGGCGATGAAATTATATTATCTGGCAATGCTTTAGTCGATAAGAAAGTATTGACAATACCAGTAAGTCCGTCTTTAGATATAGTTTTAGGAGGAGGTATTCCGGAAGGCAGTTTTGTTGTTCTAACCGGACAACCAAAATGCGGTAAAACAACATCATCCCTAGACTTTGCTGCTACCGCACAAAAGTTAGACTATGCTCATTCAACATTTAAAAATGGCAGAGAAGTGTATTACCTAAATATTGAAGGTAGATTGAAAAAACGAGACTTAGAAGGAATTCCTGGACTAGATCTAGCTAGATTCCACATAATAGGAAGTCAACAAGGCAAAATTTTACATGCAGAAGAATACTTGCAGATTGCCGAAAAAATAATTAATGAGATTCCTGGTAGTGTTCTAATCATAGACTCATACTCTGCTTTATGTACAGAAGCAGAAATTACTAGTGAAATGGATAAAATGCAAAGAGCAGACGGTGCAAAACTATTGGCAAAATTTTGTCGTAAAGTAGCCAACGTGATTCCTGTGAATAAAAATATAGTTATAGGCATTACTCATTTAATGGGAAATCCAACAGGATATGGAGCGGAATTTAAAGAGAAGAGTGGACAGGCTATTGCTTATCAAACAGATATTAAGCTCAGAGCCAAAACATTCAGGCCTTGGACTGTTGGAACAGAAGGTTCTCAAATAGGACAAGAGATAGAGTGGCAAGTTATATGTTCTGCTCTTGGTCCTCCCGGAGGTAATATAACCAGTTATATCAGGTACGGACAAGGAATCGATAGACAAACAGAGGTTATTAATCTCGCATCAGATTTGGGGATTATACATAAGGGTGGTGCTTGGTATACAATAACATCATTAGAAGATAAGCCTAAATTTCAAGGAGTAGAGAAGGTTAGAAATTATCTTATGGAAAATAATGATGTTTATGAAAAATTGTATTCTCAGGTTAAAGAAACAATGGGGATTAAATGAATGTTATTACTCTTGATGGAGATACTAAAAAATGGTCTTTAATTGGCACAATATCTAAAAATCAAAAGAATAAATCTGCACTCCATATAAAAACAAGACAATTACTCATTGAATTATTTCCAACATTACAAATGTTAGAAGAAGTGCCGATTCCTGTAAGAAAATCCGAAGTACTATATCTAGACTTTTATTTACCCTTAAAAAAATATTGTATAGAAGTTCATGGAGAACAACACTATAAACTAGTTGGATTTTATCATCAAAATCTAATGGGTTTTTTAAAATCAAAAAAAAGAGATAGTGATAAAAAAGAATGGTGCGAACTAAACGACATAAAATATATTGAATTACCATACGATGAAGATGAAAATCAGTGGAAAGAAAGAATTATAAATGCATAAAACAGCAAGCAAAGAAGAACTAGAAAAATGGGATAATATTCTTGATGACTATGAAACGACAATGGGTTTTCATAAGTATTATCCAGGAATGTTATCAGAAACAGAACTAAATTCATATTTTACTATGAATAGAGATAGTTTAGAAAAATTAAGTCCAGAAGACTGTGCTCAAATATCCTATAGATTAACTCAATTTGCATTTCATGTGCAAAGAACTTTAAATAGAGAAATTGCTAGACATAATTGGGCTGATGAAACAGTAAAAGAGGTAATAGCTGATGAAATAAACAACTACAAAGGATATGGATATGTAGAAAAATTTTATCAAGCAGTAAAACACAACGAAAGAGCAAGCAATCTCAATTCTATAAAAAAATATGCTAAACAGAGAATTGATAGATTATCGTATATTTCTAATACAATTAAAAATTTAGCAGATATGTTACTTAATATTCAGAAAACCAAGGTGAAACATGCCACTTAATAATGATGATATTAAACAGCTAATTAATATACTACAAAAGGCTTTGGTAGAAGATCAAGAATCAACTCCTGAGCAAGAAATCAATACAGAGAGAGATTCTATACATACAAAGCCAGATACAAGAAAAATAGCGGGCCCAAGGAAAAATACAAAAGTGGCCAATCGTCAGGATTCCGTATACAATAAGTTTGAGAGTATGCCAGAACGAAACATGCACAAAGACGACACAAAAATAGATAAAATGCTAAGTCAGTATTCTCCTACTCAAAGAACTAGAGAGTTTAATCTGATGGATGTTGTTTGTAGAGTTTGTGGTAAGCATGATTCTATCAACCCGGCTCTTGCTTATGATTCTGGAAACAGATATAAATGTAATAAATGTTCAAAAATTCCTGGATAAAATATTATGATTTTGTGTGACCCCTCTTCTGAAAGAGCTGTACTAAGCTGTATTCTTCAATATGGAGATAAGGCTTATTTGGAAATTAGCGATCTTATTGATCAAGATTCCTTTACGATAGATAGTAATCAACTAATCTATAGTTGTATTAAACATATATTTGATAAGGAAGAAGCTAAAACTATAGACATAGCTTCAATATATTCAGCCGCCCAAGAACTCGGCATAAATCATATTCTTGGCAAAAAGGAAGAAGCCCAGCACCTAAAGGCTGTTAAAGATTTTCCAGCAGAAATAGATAATGTTAAAAAATTTGCAGCCAAAATTAAGAAATTGCAAATAGCCAGATCTCTGCATAAAGAATTAGAAAATGCTCAAGAAAAATTACTTGATGTGACGGGATCTGAACCAATATCTTCTATTCTAGGCATTGCCGAAGATACTCTCTTAGAATTCGGATCTAATTTAACTAATGATAATGAACCAATAGTATTAGGCAAAGATATTGATTCGTATCTAGATTATCTAATAGAAAATCCTATAGATCAAATTGGAATTTCAAGTGGGTATCCAATCTACGATCAATCTATTGGCGGAGGTTTTAGAAAAGGAACTATTAATGTAATAGCGGCTAGGCCAAAAGTAGGTAAAAGTTTATGGTGCGATAATGTGAGTTTACACGTTGCTGGAAAACTTGGCATACCAGTACTAAATATGGATACTGAGATGAATCACAAAGATCACATCCATAGAATTTTGGCCATGATGACAGAAATAGAAATCAATAATATTGAAAGTGGAAAGTTTTCCAAATCCCCAAATCAGTATGAGAAAATTAAAGAAGCTAGTGCAAAATTAAATAGTATGCCAATTTATTACAAATCTATTGCTGGCAAACCTTTTGATGAACAGGTTGGACTTATGAGAAGATGGCTACACAAAGACGTGGGACTAAACTCAGATGGCACAGCCAAAGATTGCTTAATAATTTATGACTATCTTAAGCTCATGGATAGCAGCGGAATATCTCAAGATATGAAAGAATACCAAGTTCTTGGATTTATGATGACATCCCTTCATAATTTTGCTGTGAAATATCAAATTCCTGTTTTAGCTTTTATACAACTAAATAGAGACGGCATAACCAAAGAGACAACAGATACAGCAAGTGGATCTGATAGAATTATTTGGCTATGTAGTAATTTTAGTATCTTTAAACGAAAAAGCGATGAAGAAATAGCAGAAGACGGACCAGATTATGGAAATCGTAAATTAATTCCACTAATTAGTAGACACGGTGCTGGATTAGATGAGAATGATTATATAAATTTTCATATGAAGGGCTGGTGTGCTAAAATTATGGAAGGTAAAACTAAATTAGAAATATCTAGTGGTATGGCATCAAAAAAAGATGGATTCATGATAAATGACAATAATGATACAGAAGAAACAATCTCGTTCGCATAATCAACACAAATTAAAGATTTTATCTGATAGAGTATGTGATAGGGTAGAAGATTTACTATCTTATTTCAGTCTTGAGTATAAAATTACAGGTAGATTTATCTCTATGAGTTGTCCAATTCATGGTGGCGATAATATATCTGCATTTAATTTATATCCAGATGGAGAAAAATATAGAGGTAATTGGAAGTGTAGATCTCATGGCTGTGAAGAAGTTTTTAAATCCTCCATATTAGGATTTATTCGTGGTGTGTTATCTCATCAAGATTATGGTTGGACCAAAAATGGAGACAAAGCATATTCGTTTGACGAAGCGGTACAATTTGCTGAAAAGTTTCTAAATCAAAGAGTATCAGATATTAAGGTCGATAAATCTCATATAGAAAAGACCAATTTTTCTAACACAGTATCAGTAATATCCACTTCTGAGAACACTAATCAAAACACGAACTGTGTAAAAAGACAGCAAATTAGAAATTCTTTATCTATACCATCACAATATTTTATAGATAGGGGATTTAGCTCCGAAATACTGGATAAGTACGATGTTGGAGATTGTATAAATCCTGGTAAAGAAATGCATAATAGATCCGTTGTTCCTGTATATGATATTGACTATAAATTTATGACAGGATGTTCTGGTCGTAGTATTTTTGGCAAATGCGATAAATGTGATCACTATCACGACAGCGACTGCCCATCGGACTATGAAATGTATAAGCATAGCAAATGGAGACATAGCTTAAACTTTAAATCACAGAATAATCTATATAATTTTTGGTTCGCTAAGGAACATATCAAAGATAGTAAAAAGGCAATAATAGTAGAAAGTCCGGGAAATGTTTGGAAGCTAGAAGAAGCTGGTATCCACAACTCTGTTGCTATATTTGGAACTAATTTGTCGAATTACCAGAAAATGTTATTAGACACTTCTGGTGCTATGACACTTATTATAGCTATGGATAATGATGAACCCGGACACAAAGCGGCAGAATCGATTGTGTCAAAATGTCATAAGATATATAATATTCATAAATTATCTATATCTCATAATGATATTGGAGAAATGACAGCAAATCAAATTAAAGAACATATACTTCCACAAATTAATAATATAGCATAATGACTAATAGTAAACAAATAATTATAGGTTTTGCCGGAAGAAAACAGTCTGGTAAAAATACATGTGCTGATTATGTATCTAATTTATATAATCAAAATAATATTCCTACAAAAATTTATAGTCTAGCTGATCCTCTTAAACAAGATATTTGTATGAATCTTTTTGGATTAAGTAATGATCAGTGCTACGGAAGCGATGAAGAAAAAAATAGTTTAACTCATTTAGAATGGAAAAATATGCCGGGATTCGAACAATCCTGGACGTTTGCTAACGATTATGATCCTAGTGGATTCATGACAGCAAGGCAAGTTATGCAATTTATTGGTACCGATATATTTAGAAAAATTGATAGTGATATTTGGGTCAATGGAATGTTAAATAAAATAAAAAGAGAACAAATATCCGTAGCCTTATGCTGTGACATAAGATTTATTAATGAGGTTGAGAAATTTAAAAATATAGGTGGATTAGTAATTAAACTAACACGAAACCCATTTAACTCTGATCACTCTAGCGAAACTGCTTTGGATCCTGATAATTATGATCAAACTAATTTTGATCTTATTATTGATAATAAGCTAATGAATATAGAACAACAATGCTACGAATTAAATAAATTTCTTACTAAGAAGGGGCTACTACCATTATAACAACATATTTTAGAAGCTCTAGTTACAATACTCATGGAATGTGCGAACAACAATATTTTATTGAATATGTTCTCGGCTGGAGAGGGCCATCAGGACAAAAGGCAGATAAAGGCACAATTACCCATAAGGTTTTAGAAATTTTGGCAGTAATCAAAAAGTGCCAACAAGATAATGTGCCATTTTTTGATGATGATACTATAGGCAAAGTAGATGTATCAAACTATGATTTAGACACAATTATTAATCAAACATATAAATTCTATACTTCTGCTAATAGTCACCATAAATGGTCCGATAAAGATTTGAGAGATTGCAAGTCCTGGGTTTATAAAGCAATAGAATTTAACAATGGTATGTTTGATCCTAGAAACAGAGATATAATATCTCCAGAGCAGCATTTTGATTTTATAATAGAAAAACCTTGGGCTAAATATGATTTTAAAACACCAGATGGCGATTTATCTGGGCATTTAGGATTAAAAGGAACAATAGACCTAATTACTCTGGCCAATAAAAATACGATAGAGATAATAGACTGGAAAACTGGTAGAAGACTTGATTGGGCAACCGGAGAGGAAAAGACTCTAGAGAAATTAGAAAAAGATCCACAATTAAGAATTTACCATTATGCCATAAGTAAGCTATATCCTCACATAGATCATATTATATTCTCTATCTACTTTATCAATGACGGCGGACCTTTCTCAATTTGTTTTGATAAAAAAGATTTGGCTGCAACAGAAGATATGCTAAGAAGAAAATTTGAGATTATAAAACTTACTAAAAAACCAAGATTAAATAAATGTTGGATGTGTACAAAACTGTGCCATTTTGGCAAAACAACATTTGAGAATACATCGATAAATCCAATTATTGAGTATAGAGATAATCAGATTAGTCAACACGGCTTGTATATGACAAAATGTGAACAAATTCGTCATGATTTGGACTTGCATGGTATGGACTATGTGGTAGAAAGATACAAGTCGCCAAATCACTCGTTTGGCTCGTATAAATCCCCCGGATCAACAGAATAGGAGTTTTAAAAATGGACGTGTCCAAAGGCTATACGCCTCTGCATGTCCATTCCTAAGTGACTCATTACTCACTTTTGGATGGACTAAGCAAGCCGCAGCAGATCGCAGAAAGATGCATTGAGATTGGAGCAAAATCTTGTGCATTAACCGATCACGGCACAATTTCAGGTGCTGTACAATTTCATTCTCTCATGAAGAAGAATGGTATAAAGCCTATTCTTGGTTGTGAAATTTACGTATCAGAAAAAGATCCCTCAGAAAAAACTAAAGATAATAGTAAGTTATCTCACTTTTTACTATTAGCTAAAAATTATGATGGATGGAAAACATTAATCAAGATTGTTTCAAAATCGAATAATCCTGATTTTTTCTATCACAAACCCAGATTGGATTTTGATCATCTAAAGAATCTATTAGATGGTAATATTATTGGATTTTGTGGTCATCTTGGATCAACACTAGCCAATTTGATTCAAGATCAAGAAAATCCGATGAGTATAGGAGTAAATTTTGTATCAAAAATGAAAGATATTTTTGGCAAGGATAATTTCTATTTAGAAGCACAATTAATAGATCAAGAAAACTGCACAGAACAAGTTGAGCTAACGGAGACTATTAGAAGAATAGCTTCTAAAACAAACACTAAAGTAATTGCAACTCCGGATGCTCATTATTGCAGGACAGAAGATTCTGTTGATCAAAGAATTCTAATATGTAATAATCTAAAATTAACATTATCAGAAATAAATAGAAAAATTATCTCCAATGAATCTGTTCCTATGGGATGTTTTTTCAAGTCTGATAAGTATCATATTCCATCTTATGAGGAATTATTAGATATTCATCAAACAGAAGAATTAGAAAATACCAACTATGTATCAGATTTATGTGAGAATTACGACATAACCAATAAGCCTCTTTTGCCGATATTTGATTGTCCTAATAATCTTAAGCCGGATGAGTATTTAAGAGAATTATGCAGAAACGGGTGGAGAGATAAAATAGGACCAAGAGTAGACAAAGATAATCAGCAATATTATGTTGATAGAATTAAGAATGAACTAGATGTTCTTCAAGGTGCTGGTTTAAGTAGTTATTTTCTTATTGTTCAAGATATAGTTAATTATGTAAAGAATAATAATTGGTTAGCCGGCCCAGGACGAGGATCTGCTGCTGGATGTTTGGTGTCTTATTTGATTGGAATTACTAATATAGATCCTATTCCATATAATTTAATTTTTGAAAGATTTTATAATATTGGCAGATCAACAAAAGATAGAGTATCATTACCGGATATTGATATAGATATTCCTATCAATAAACGAGATAATGTGATCGAATATGTAAAATCAAAGTATGGAGAAAAAAGAGTTGCTCAAATGTTAACTTTTAATACGATGAAAGGCAGAGGAGCTCTAAAAGAAGTACTAAGAGTATACGGTAATATTAGTTTCGAAGAGATGAATAATATAACAAAATACATTCCTGACGAAGCAAAAATAGCAGATGAATTGCAAGAAATGAAAGAAGAGACCGGAGAATCCAGTATTATACGGTGGGCTTTAGAAAACAATCCTGATAAACTGAAAGAGTGGTGTTCTATAAAAGATGACAATACTCTAGATGGGCCGCTTGCAAAAAGATTCGAACAGGCTATAAGATTGGAGGGTACAAAATCCAATCAGTCCAAACATGCGGCTGGTGTTGTTATCTCAAAAGAAAATTTGGAGGACATTTGTCCTATGATATACGACAATAAAAATGACCAAATAATTGCTGGAATGGAGATGCACGATTTAGAGGCTCTTGGGGTAATAAAATTTGACGTTCTAGGACTAGCGTTCTTAGACAAAGCCATGCATATTTCAGATATTCTATATAGTCAAGGAGTTCAATTATGAATAAATTATTTCAAGATTTAAAAGTGGGTGATCGTTTTCTTTATAATGGTCAAGAGTTTGTAAAGACAGAAGATATTAGAGTTAGCTGCTGTCGCACAATTAATGCAAAAGCATCTAATGATAGTAATAATACAACATATATTCAACCAGGAACATCAGTGGTGGTTAATGCCTAATTTGCAAAAAATTTGTGTTTTTGATATGGAAACCGATGGATCAGATCCAGAGGTTTGTAGTCCGGTTCAGATAGCGGCCATAATGATTGATCCAATAAATTTAGAAATAATTAACAATTCTGAATTTAATATTAATCTTAAGCCAGAAAAAGTTTCGGAAGATAGTAGTTATACATATGGAGATAGCGATGTTTTAGATTTTCATTCTAAAGTTAGGGGATGTTCTAAAGAAGATATTCTCAGCGATTGGAAGAAATATCCTGACCAAAAAAATAGTTGGGAAAGATTTGTGTCTTATCTTGAGCTGTATCATACAAAAACTAAATCAAAGAAAAGCTGTTTTTCTGCTCCTATAGCTGCTGGCTATAACATTAATAGATTTGATATGAAAATCATTAATAGATTAAGTCAAAAATATAATAATGTAAATAAAGAGGGTGCTACTTCATTATTTTATCCCAGAGATGTTGTGGATATAATGAATTTGGTATTCTATTGGTTTGAAGGAAACAATGAGCTTAAGAATTATACATTAGATAATCTTAGAGATTATTTGGGCATATCAAAAGATGGTGCTCACGATGCTCTGAAAGACGTTAAAGATACAGCAGAGATTATGATAAGATTTTTAAAGCTACACAGAAATTTGAGTAAAAAAGTTAAGTTTAAGGATTCTTTTATTAATGTCTAGATTACAATTTAGTTGCGGGTGTTCTTTTGAGTGTTTTGATGATAATAAAATTATATTTTCTCCCAAAATAGAGAATATAAATTTGAATTGTAAAAAAACTTGGGAATTGCTATCTGACGGAAATACCAAAGGAGTATTTCAATTAGAAAGTAGACTAGGACAAAGTATTGCTAAAAAGCTAAAACCAGAAAATATAGAACAATTATCTGCTCTTATTTCTATTCTTCGCCCAGGATCTCTTGAGGCTATGAGAGATGGTAAAAGTGTAACAAATCACTATATAGATAAGAAAAATCTTAAAGAGAGTATCGACTACTTTCATCCGTCTTTAGAGCCGATACTAAATACTACGCTAGGAGAATTAATCTATCAAGAACAGGCTATTCAGATAGCAAAAGACATAGCCGGGTTTAGTTTATCAGAAAGCGACTCTCTGAGAAAGAGTATTGGTAAAAAAGACGTTAAATTAATGGCCGAAATTAAAGGTAAATTTTTAGATGGGTGTAAAAAAGAAAATATAGTAGATGAAGAAGATGCCCAAGAAATCTTTGGATGGATCGAAAAAAGTCAAAGATATAGTTTTAATAAATCTCATGCAGTAAGCTACGCTATGAATGCGTATTTATCTGCATATACTAAAGCGCATTTTCCACAAGCCTTCTTTTGTTCGTATCTAAGATTTGCTAAGGACAAGATAGACCCACAACAAGAGATAAAGCAACTCATTAAAAATGCAAATGAAATGGATATACAAGTATGCTTACCAGATATAAGATTAATGAATAAGCTATTTGAAATATATGATAATAAAATATATTTTGGATTAACAGATATAAAAGGTTTGGGTTTATCTGTTTATAATAAAATAGAAGATATAAATAAAAATTATGCAATTAATAAAATGAATTATTTGCAAATGTTATTTTACGTTTTGCATAAAATAAACTCTAGTGCATCAAAAGCAATCATAAGTGCTGGAGCTATTGATTTTTATGGTAAAAATAGAACAGAAGTGCTATTTGATTTTGAACTGTCGTCATCACTAACGGCCAAAGAAATAGGTTATATACTACCATTATTAACAGATACAAAAGTATCTCTTAAAGATATATTTCAATTTCTTATAAGTCATATTAAAGTTAATAAAAATAGAAAACTAGCAATTCAAGCATTATTGCACACATATATTAGTCCTCCATATTCTTTAGTAGATAAAATTGAATGGCTAGCGGATAGCGAGTCATCTTATTTAGGAACCGCTATTTCTTGTTCAAAATTAGATTCATATAATATTAATATGACAAATAGTACATGCAAAGATTTTAAAAATAGCATAGTGAGTAATACCAAAAAAATATTACTAGCTGGTGAAATAACATATGTAAATATTATTAAAACAAAAACAGGAAAAAATCCTGGCAAAGAAATGGCATTTTTGACCATAGAAGATCAAACAGGAAGTTTAGATTCTGTAATATTCTTTCCCGATACATATGAAGCATATAAGCACCATTTGTTTGAAGAAAATATATTAGTTTTTTCTGGCTCAAGAGCCAAAACTAAGGATGGATTTGTTGTAGAAAAATGTTTTGTACCGGCGGCTTGACAAAACCAGAGCATCCGATACTATATACTAGTGGTTTTAAACTTTTGTAACTCTAAGGAGATTTGTATGAATATTACGTTATTGAAAGGTAATCTTGCTCGTGATCCAGAAATGAGGACTATCAGTTCTAATGGTAAGCAAACTGCTGTAGTTAATTTTACAGTCGCTACTTCTAGAGAGTATACCAAAGCTAATGGAGAAAAGGATAAGATTACTTCTTTTATTAACTGTGAAGCTTGGGATAGTGGTGCAGAGGTTATAGGATCCTCATTCAAGAAGGGCGATTTAGTAATGATCGAGGGATCTTTACGAAACGATTCTTGGGAAAAGGATGGAGTAAAGCATAGTACTCTTAAGGTAAGAGTAAATAATTTCTCCAAGATAACCAGACTATCAAAAGTTGGTAAGAATTCGTCAGAATCTGAACCGGTAGCTTTTTGATAGTGATGTCTTAGTGAATTAAAAGGATTTTTTAAGTGGGGGTGAAATATCCCCCATTTTTATTATGACAACAAAATCTAAACTTAAAATACTATTTACTTCAGAAGCCAGTTTTATAAATTCTGGTTTTGGTAATTATACCAAAGAACTTCTCAATAGATTATTTTCTCTTAATAAATATGAAATAGCAGAATTTGCTTGTTATGGTTTTGTAAATGATCCAAGAGATTCATCTATCCCTTGGAGATACTATGCAAATGCTGTTAGAGAAGGAGATAGTAGATATCAAGAATATATGTCCAGAACCGATAATCAATTCGGAAGATGGAGGTTCGACAAGGTAGTTTATGACTTTAAGCCTCATGTAAATGTTGATATTAGAGATTTTTGGATGTCATACTATCAATACCTATCACCAGCAAGACCATTCTTTAACTGGGTACTAATGCCAACAGTAGACTCTGCGCCACAGCAAGAAGGTTGGATTGATACTTTTATTAATGCGGATGCTATTTTTACATACTCTGATTGGGCCGCAGATGTTATAAAAACACAAAGCAACAATCAGATCAACTATATTGATACTGCTTCTCCTGGCGTTGATTTGAATGTTTTCAAACCAATAGATGACAAAAACTCATTGAGAGATAAATACAATATACCAAGAGACGCAATAATTATAGGTTCTGTTATGCGTAATCAAAAACGCAAATTATTTCCAGAGCTTATATCTTCTGTTAGAAATCTAATAGATAGGTTGTATGCAGAAAATTCTCCGTATGCTGATAAAGTTTATCTATATTTACATACCAGCTATCCAGACGCTGGGTGGGATATACCCGAATTAATTAAAGAAAATAGATTATCGAATAGAACTCTATTTACATACAAGTGTTCCAAGTGTAATGCTGTTGAGTGTGGCGTATTTTCGCATCCTCTTAAAGTTTGTCGTAAATGCTTCACTATGTCTAGTAAATTTAGCAGTGTGTCTAATGGTGTTAGTAATGAGACATTATCAGAAATATACAACCTGTTTGATTTGTATGTTCAATATTCAATATGCGAAGGTTTTGGACTGCCTCAAATAGAAGCAGGAGCTTGCGGTATACCGATAGCTACTGTTAATTATAGTGCTATGATAGATGTTGTAAAAAAACTAGAAGCTTATCCTATAAAAATAGCTTCTTACTTTAAAGAATTAGAGACAAAAGCAATTAGAGTTTATCCTGATCAAAAAGATTTAGAATATATAATATACAAACATATTCATATGTCTGATAAGGAAAAACAAGAAAAATCAAATAGAACAAGATTACTAACAACCCAACATTACTGTTGGGATAAAATAGCAGAAAAATGGGAGAAGTTTTTTGACAACCCATTGTTATTTAAAACCAAAAAATCTTGGAATTCTGCTCCAACGATAATGCCAAAATATAATAATGAAATAAATAATTCTAAAAATGCAATGATAGATATAATAAATATTTGTTCTAATAATTTAGGAGATATTCATAAAGCATCCTCTATGATGATATTGGATATGTGCAAAGATGCTGGTTATGGATTTAATCAATTCTCAACATCGTTCAATCAATTTAATAATAAAGATATAATAGACAATATTAATGCTATTATTAATAATAACAATCAAATAGAATACATAAGATCTAATAATGTTAAATTTGATGATGACTTTATTAAATATGCAGAATTAAAGGCTAGTCTATGAATATACTATATATAGCTCCATATCGGAATAGTGTGATATATAACGAATGTCTAAATAATATAAAAACTCTGAATACCAAATCGTCTATAACAATATATCCAGTGTATCTAGATTCAGAACTAATAGATCCAGATCAAGAAATAAAAACTCTAGAATCTAAAAATATATGTTCAGAAAATTATGATATTGTATTACAACATGCGCCAGTTGAATATTTGGTTCCTTTTTCTGGTTTAGTTAAAAATAACTATTGCATACCTATTATAAAATATTGTAAGAATATTGATTCAAGACATATAAATAAATTACTAGATTTTAATTTGATATTATCTGATTCTAAGTACGATGCTGATTTTATTAATAGTTGCATAGGAAATAAGTCAAAGAAGGTTAAATTATTTAATTATACAAATCATTATGACAATAATAAACAAGTGAATTTATTTTATCATAATAAAAACTATAAGCTATATACTTTTATAAATAAAAAAAATATTCATAATCTACATAAGATATTTTTAGCATTTTTTATCGCTAGTCAAGATGCTGCAAATTGTTCATTGGTGCTGGCTGTTGATAGCGATAATCTTGCACCACAAGCAAAAACAATTTTAGATGATATTATAAAAAAGACAAAAATTAATAATATTGAAAATTCTATTAAAATAGTAGTTGTTCCAAACAAACCAGACAATGTTATTGCTATGCATAAGACAGGTGACTGCTATATAGAATTTAGAGAAACAACAAATTCTCATTTTCATACTTTTATAGCTAAAGAATGCAACAATACTTTTATTACCAATGAAAACTTAGATTTTTCATATGAACCAACTATTGATAATGATCAAGATTTTTATAATCTATATCCTAAGTTAAGCGTATCTTCTTTAGTAAATAAGATAAAAAATATCGTGAGAACAAAATCCATTCATAAAATAGATAATATCCCAACACTAGACGAAGTTATATGCAAGTAAAAACATCTCAAATATCTGCTATTTATAGAAAACTACTATATACAAATAATATAGCTCCAATTACTATTAAATTTAGCAAATCTAATAGTTTATATGATAGTTGTCTAAATAATTCTAATGATAGATATATAAATTTTATTCCATACTCATTATCTGACAGTTGCTTAGATGCCCAGGTCTTATTTATAAATGATCCTATTGAATTAATAAATAACGAACAATATTTCAATACCACTATCTTGAATAAAATTGTATTTTTTCATGATGACAGAATTTTAAAAATGAAAAAAGAAGATTTATTCCTATTTAGGCAACAACTATCAAAATATACAAAATTTACATTTGATCATAGAGTTTGTTCAGTAATAAATGATGCTTATCCACTGAACTACGGATTCAAGTCTCCTAGTAACATATCTCAAAGCAGAAATAAATCTATTGTATTTTTAGGCAATGAACAAAATATTGATATGGTTGTTCACAATCAAATCAAACAAATATACTCTGATATAGATTTTATAAATATGGACAAAGTAAGCAATACAGATATTAGCAATACTTTAACAAACTACAAGGTTTGCATTTCTATGAATTCTATATACAATAATTTATTGGCAGCCGCTAATGGTTGTTTTATAATATCATCTCTTGAAGATAATCGTGAAATTCCATTCTATCAAAAGGTGAGTAGTTTTGAAGAAGTCTTGGATAAATTATCTTTGATACTAAAAAACTATAAAATAGAAGACCACGCTAAGATATCAAGTAGTATTGTACAAAAATATGATTACTCTGTTTTTGTTAATACGATAAGTAATATTGTAAAAAACACATGTAATAGAGCTATAATTTTATGAACAGAAAAATAAATCTTATATTAAACGAATCACAAAAGATAGAAAATATAGAAAATATAACATTAAATAGTTTGGATTCTATATTTAGCTATTCATGCGAATTATTAATTTGTAAATATTTCTATGCTATAGATAATACTTCTGTTGAACAAGCCATTGCGGCTTTATTCGATAAAATAAGACCTCAAGGGCAATTAGTATTAGGAGTAATAGACTATAGACAGCTATGCTATGATTATATACATAAAAAAATAAATAATCAACAATTTTTTATCAATATTAAAAATATTTATAATTATTTTGGTGCTGATGATATCATAAAATATATGCAATCATTATCAAATGCGGTTGTGATCGAAACAAAAACAGATCAGTATAATACATATATAACAATAACAAAAACAAAGCCATAATTTATGACAAAAACACAATGTAATAAATGTATGTTTGGAGATGTAGTGTCTTCCGATATACCATGCGAATTTAATATTCCAAGTAAAATAAAGAATATTAAAAATTTAACAGTTACTGATAATTTCTATGAAATAGAAAACTATCGCTGCTTATATGGATTTAGCAAAAATCAGTACAATCAACATATAGAAAATTTTAAAGATATAGATATTTATAAATCTATTAAAGAAAAAACTAATATAAAATATTATTTGATACTAGATACTAGACAGACTTCAGAAGATAGAATATATGAAATTATTGATGAGATTAATAATTTAGAAATTAAACCAAAATGCTTATCAATTATCATTAATCCAAAAGATCCTGATGCAATATATAATTATATTCGACATAATTTATCGTGCAACAAATGGACAATTCATGTTTTTATAGAAACGCTACCTTTAAACGATTGTGTTAATATAATACTAGATACAAATTTAGCAAACTCAGAATCATGGTGTCTTTTATTTTTAGATGCAAATAACTTAAATAAAAATATTAACGATACTATTAATTATATGCAAGACACATTCATTGTAAAACAAACAAACTTTTATGGTATTAAGTATGATGATTCATTACACATGATGTGCTTGAATTGTATGGTTTATAAAACATTGGTTTCTACGGTGGATAGAAACATTCTCAAGGCTATAGAATCCACTCCGGAAATAGTTCTAGAAACTTATGAAATCAAATAAACTAGACACAGCAATAATATTAATCTCAGAAATAACAAAAGGAATGAAATCTATTGGATCAAAAGCTTTGCTTAACATAGTGGATAATATAACTATATTGGATCATCAAATACACTATATAAAAAAACACTATAATCCTGAAAAAATTATACTGTGTACTGGATTTGATCATGATAGAATTGTTATCGCTACAAAAAAATATAAGAATATACAATATTGGCACAATAATAATTATATTAATGAAAATCAAGCTGGATCCTTAATAGGATGCATCAAAAACATAAACATAAACAATGCTCTGATTATTACAAATGGAGTTATATTGTTTAATAAAATTAAATTAGGTAATAATTCATCAACATATTTTATTAAAAATGATCATAAAAAAAATACTTTTGAAATCGGAACAAGTACTATAAGTAGTGATGGATACTTGTTCTATGATTTGGAAAATAAATGGATAGAAATGCTATACCTTAATAATTATGATATAAATAAAATTAAAAAACTATCGCAAAACAATAAATTAACACAACTATTTTTGTTTGAATGGATAAATAAGCTAAGAAACACAAATTCCATAGATTTTATCAAAATCGACAACATCAATGCTTTCAAAATCAATTCTATAAAAGATATTTCATATGCAAAAAAAATATACAAAAAATATTCATCTATACTCTGTTGATAATAAATTTAATAAAAATATATTTGAAACAAATAATCCAAATATTTCTGTTATGAATATACCTAATAATCAAAGTATTCATAAGTATTTTTATACAAAAAATATTACAGATAATTTTGTTGATACTTTTATTTTTAATAGTTCAATTATTAATAATGAAGTATATGATTTTATTAATAATTTTTCAAATACTGTTAATATTTGGGTATTTTTAGATAATACTTTATCGGACTATCACTCGAACATAAAGTATATTAGTCATAACCCAATAAATATAGATGCTAAGTGTAAGATTATACCAGAGTATATTGTTAATAAAGATCTATATGATAATATAAATATTAAACACAAAGTTGATCAAATAGTATATTTCATTTATAATGATGATCAAGCAGTTTTGAGTAAAATTCAAAAATATTTGTATCCAAATTCTAAGCTACCTATAAAGCTGTTTGACAGCGATAAGTTCCAGGACGCACAGAACTTAGGATATTTAAATGAACATTCAAGACGAGACCTATTGATTGAATCAAAATATTATATGCATAATTCATCAAATTACTATTTGACCGAAGCTTTAATTTGTGGATGTGTGCCTGTAAATATAGATTCTGATAATGATCTCGAATACCAACTTAAAAATAATCAAACATATAAACCAGAAAATATTATATATTATACTGATTTTGTAAAGGAATTATGCGATGCAGAGTGACCTTGGTTTTTTTGCTATAACACTAGAGAACAATACTATACATGACAATATGTGCTCTCTAATAGAAAAATATATCTTTAATAATAAAAACAGCCAAATTGTTATATTCAATCACTATTGTGAAAAAATAAATACAAATAATATACCACTATTACCATTGAGTTATGCAAAATACTATACAGGAGATATAGTTGTATTTGATATACCTTCTTTGATATTGGCTAGCAATAGTATAAATTCAAAAAATATTTATTACTATGCTCAGAATATTCCTTGGAAAATATCTTACAATAATTATTCTGATTGGGAGAGAATTTTTAGAAACAAAAAAATAAAGGTTATATCTGCTAATCAATATATTCATGATATATATAATATAGTATGGAATAATAGTGTGGGTATATCGGAGGATATTAATTATGAAAAATTCTGCCAATTTATATGACAATCTAAAAGATGTTGATAAAAAAAATATTTTAGAAGATTTGTATCTTAAACAAAAATTAAGTTTTGCGAATATAGCAAAACAATATAATACTTATGCCAATAAGTTAAGAAGAGATGCTGTAAAATTTAAAATTAAAATTAGGGATAAAAGCGAAGCTCAAAAAAATGCTATCGAAACAGGATCTCATAAACACCCAACAAAAGGTCAACAAAGACCCCAAAAAACCAAAGATAAAATTGGTAATTCTGTAATGAAGTCGTGGGATAAACTGTCCGACGAAGAACTTAATGATAGAAAAACTAAAAGTAGAGATAGATGGGAATCATTAGATGAAGATACAAAAAATAATATACTAAAAATGGCAAATGATGCTGTTAGGGCAACTAGTAAAACAGGATCCAAATTAGAAAAGTATTTGATGGACAAACTATTGGCCGACGGACACAAGGTTGAGTTTCACAAAGAACAAACGCTGCTCAATACTAAATTGCAGATTGACCTATTTCTTCCAACCTTTAATATAGCTATAGAGGTTGACGGCCCTAGTCATTTTGAACCGGTTTGGGGTGATGATTCTTTAAATAGGAATAAAAAGTATGATGCGAAAAAAGAGGGTTTGATTATTGGTAAGGGGTGGAAACTCATAAGAATAAAACAGACAAAGGACTTTTCTAAAAGCAGGGCTGATGTGATCTATTCTGAGCTAATAGAAAATATCGACTATATTAATACTAATCAAGAATGTAAAACAAGACTTATTAAGGATAACTAATTTATGGCAAAGGCTAAAAAAACAGAATCTGAAAATGTTGTGGAAGAAACTCAAGAGACGGTTGCAAAACCATCTATTCATGATATTGAATGGACAGATTATGTGTTGAGTATGTTGTCAGATGATGAAAAAATCAAAGGAAATCCTACCACAGACGGTTTACGAAGAATTATTGAAAAAGTTATGGATTGTAGAATAATACAATCAACCACTAATGTTGTACAATCTCCTAGTCCGGATAATGAAAAAAGAGCAACTGTAACTCACACACTAACGCTCTATTTAAATCAAGCCTTTGGTGACACTACTAATTTAAATACTGTAGTTGTGGATGGCTCTGCGGACGTTTACTGGGGTAATTGCGACAAGGTTTATAGGAATCATCCCGTTGCTGTGGCAGAAACCAGAGCCGAAGGCAGAGCACTAAGAAGGGCTCTAAGATTAAGAAAGGTTGTTGCAGCAGAGGAGCTTACTAATGAAATTGATGATCATCCTGATGCTAATACGGTTGATAAAATAACCAATAATCAGATTAATTTTATAGATGTTATTGCTCAAAGATTAAATATTAATGTGCTTAAACTATTAGAGTCAAATAATTTAGAACATAAGAATATATACAGTTTGCATCATGACAAAGCTGTTGATATAATAAGATTGTTATCTAAATATCAAACCAATATTTCGGATATTCCAAAAGATATATTGGGCTACTCTAACGAATGGAAGTAATTATGAAAGTCACCTACAAAGCTAATGATAAATTAACATTTGAACTCGAAGGCAGCGGTCAAAAAGAAATTTTCAAAGAATTAGCACTAATTCAAGAAATTTTTAGCGAAGAAAAATGTGGATTATGCGGAAGTACCAATCTTAAATTTATTGTTAGAAATGTGGATGGCAATGATTACTACGAACTAAGATGTGCGGACTGCGGGGCTATTTTATCATTCGGTCAGCATAAAAAGGGTGGCACATTGTTTCCAAAAAGAAAAGATGACAATGGGAATTATCTACCCAACAAAGGCTGGCACAAGTATCAAAAGAAGGATGATTGACTACCACTTGTTCTTGGGACAAGATTGGTTCTTAATAGCTAACTTATTAAGATAAATTTTATCTCTGCTAAGAACACAGCCGCATTCTGTACAAGTATTATTAGAAAAGAATTCACAACCTTTACAAATAGTGTGTCGTTGTTGTATTTCTTCCTCTGAGCATAAATCCTCTATATTTGCTGATGTGTTATTAGAAATAAAATTTCTCACATCACCAGCAGAATATTTAGCCAATCCGGCCGAACATGGGATAAGTGGAGGTTCTTCTATTTTATCTTGTACTACCAAACTTATTCCACATTTATAACATTCATAAGTATATGAATCTGTTTGTACAAAACTACAGAAAATAGAATCTTCATTTATAATCATAAGGAATTAACCCCATTTCATCTCTTACTTTAATTGAGTCTAAGCCTTGATTTAGATCAAACATTGGCTCATCAATAGCTTTATTAGTAATTAAATATTGATTATAAAAAGTCATATATTTAACAAAATTCATCCATTTAAAATTAATTGGTAGTGGTAATTTAGAGCCATTCTGAATTCCATAACATTCCCAAACTTTTAATGTATTATCTATTGGTCCGCCAGGAAATAAGCTTGAACTTTTAACTAATAATCCATCAACAGTTGGTACATATTTATGATATACGGGATCAATATTTCGTAAATTTCTATTTATTTTTCTAAAATCAATAAATATTTCATCAGTAGTATTTAGATTAAAAAGATATTTTACTTTATTTATTAATTCTCCATTTGAATCAATTGGTGGATTTGGTACATAGTTTGGAATTATATATACATAAGTTGCTTTAACTATACCTCCTCTATTATCTTGTCCATTAAGAAAAAATGTCCTTGTCGATGATCCTCTTCTTCTACCCCATACCAAATTAGGATGATCATTTTCAGTTTTTAATTCTTCTATCTTGCTTTCTGATAAAGTATAGGTTGTTTTTGTTTGTTCAATATCAATAGTATAATCTCCAAACTTTGTTTGAGGAACACCACCCTTAACACCGGGACAAAATCTGAATGGGTCAACATAAAATGGACTAAGAACGCTGAAACATTCGTATTCAATTTGTACTAATATTTTTGGTAATTTATCAGTATCTAGGGAGCATCCTTGCTCAGCATCTATATTTAATATGTATAAATCATCACTAGCTTCTTCTTTAATAGATAGTGATCCATCTTCATTTGTTGTAGTACTTAGTACTATATTTCCAAGTATTTTATTTTCTGGATTATTATTATTAAAATTTTCTACATAATATGATAATTTATTATATTCTAAATGCAGTTTTGCTATGTCTTGTTTTAAAGATTTGATTTCTTCCTCTATCTCTGTTCTTCTTGATGTGTTATTTTCATTTGATATCGAACTAATCTCTGATAGTTTACTTTTTATTAAATTTTGTTTATTTGTTATATTCAATGGAATACCACTACTCTCTACTCTTTCTAATATTTGATCATACTGATCAAGATTTTCTGCGCTATATACAATGGATGTTGTGGCATGATTTGAAAATTCTATAGTCCCACTATTTTGTGGTAGTGTGGATAGATCTATGTTCAATGACCCTTCTACTAAAAACTTTAAAGCTTCTTCTTTAAAAAATACATTATATTTTTCATATGTTAATATATTATTAAATATATCTAAAATATCTTGAAATTGAAAAGTATTAGTATTTTTAGGTTTCATTTTGATATAGCTATCATATTTTTTAGTAAGCATACTAGTATCTATTGATCCAAATGTAAAAATTTTATTTATCAATGCTGAATATTTTACATTGTCATTATATATGATACAGTCATCTTTAAAAGTATCGTCTTTATCCATATTTCCATATAGATATTCTATAAAATCTTTTACATAATTTATAATTTCTGGATCATAAAGTATTAATGAATTATTACTAATAGAACCACTACCATACATACCAGCATTATAAATATTTGTTAACGGTTTAGCAATTTTATCGTTAATCAATTCTGTTTGATTTACAAAAGACCATGGATTAAATATTTCGTTATTATCTTCTATTGCAAAATAATCATTATCACAAGCAATAATTCTATTATCAGATGGCTTAATAACTAATATTGATTTATCTTTTACTGGATTCTCTAATGCAATAATTGTTGAATATGATTTTTTATTTCTAATAATTCCTTTATTTATGATTTTATTTTCAGTTTTATCATGTTTAATTAAAAATATTGTATTTTCTAAATCAAGAATTTCTTTACTAAGTCTAGAAATATTTTCTTGATTCTGAGGTTGCCTACTAATTGCATCTGATAATCTTTGTTTTTTCTCTGATATTGTTTGGTTAATAGTATTAATTTGATTATTATCGCTTTCGGATAATTGTTTAGCAGTAAAAATTTCTACTGATTCATCATTTTTATATACGCTATACGCTCTTATTCCTTTTATTGACACAATAGATGATGTTTCCGGCACTTGGCTTGTGACATTAGAAACTATTGTTAATGTTAAGGGATAGTTTTCTAGTGATTCATGTATTCTAGTTAAATTATTGTCTATAAATAATGATTTATTATGTTCAAGCAAAGTATATAAATCGGTAAATTCTAATAATGAATCATCGTCCTTAACTAGATTATATGATATGGTTGTGGTTTGGACACCTGATTCTTGATCTGTTGTTGTGGTTTCAAATTTAATAATATCATCTTGTTTTATTCCTTCTGGTCCAATTATTCTAAGTAGTGTTTTATATTCTGATAGTGTTTGCTGTAGATTAGAAAGTCTATTTTGATCGGGATTTTGAGATTCAGTCAATGATTTAATATTATTATGTAGCTCATATATCTTGGTTTTGACTGTATCTAATAACTCCTTAGTATTTGCTTTTATGTTGTCTATTGTTAAGCTGTAGCCAGAAACTTGTGAAACAATCGGCTTGATAGTTTTTGTTTTATAATTTATTAAAATTGATATATCATTAATATTATTGAGCGTAAATTTACATAGATTTTTAAATTCATTTAAATAATGTACATGTCTATATACGTATTTTTTCTTTTTAAATATTGGACAATTATTATATCTTAATATACCAGCTTCTAGTTTGAACCATACTATGTTATCTTTTGATATACTAACTAGAGCTTTATCGCTTCTTCCTGTGGGAAAATCTGTGTATCTTGGAATATATATTTCTCTATTAAATTCTTCAGATAAATTTATTCTACGAAGATCATTAAAAAAATTAAAAAAACTAGCGGCTTGAAGATTTAACTGACCAACTATTCCAACAGCAGAAGCTATTTCTCCAACTAATGAGAACGATGGTAAATATGCAATAGGATTTACGCTTAACTGAGGCGTTGGATATATTCTTGGACTAGTAATACTTTCTCTACTATAAAAACATTTAGTAAGATCGTATATGGATTTGTTCGGAGCATCTCTATTAATAGGAGGAATAATTCCTGATGGAATTTTTGCAATAAAATTATATCCTTCGTATCTTGGAGTTTCTGATCTATAATCAATTTGACCAAAAACATCCTTGTCTTCATAATTAAGTAAGCTTTTATCGTTATGTAGTATAATCTCCCAAGAGCATAAACTATTTGTTAATATAGAAGATATCGATTTAGTTTTTACACTATTGATATTTATAATATTATCTGTTGATAAAACCCTATCATAAATTGAACTATCATCCGATTCTCCTATAACTGCTATATTTAATGTAAATGTAATACTAGAAGAGTTACGCGCTTTAGGATCCCTAGGGTCTTCATACTGCTGAAACAATGGCATATTTTTAAATTTACTAAATTTAGCTGGTATATAGCTTGATAGTTGATTTGAATTAATAATAGTTTTATATTTACTTATTTCTTCATCACTATATCCAGATGGAGATAATGTTGGATTAATTTCTATTATACCATTTTTTAATCTTGCTTGAGTTGTATCAGCTGTAATAAATTCATTTGCATTAATATTACTATTATTAGTAAAAGTATTATCTGTAAATTTTAATATATTATTATATAAAGATATATCTATGTGATCTTGATTTAATAAATATAGATAATAATTGAGACTACTCCTTAATGGAGTGCGATTTTGTCCTCCTACTCCTCCTCCTTCTTGTTGTTGTGCGGGGCGTTGTGCTTCTTCTTGTTTGAAAGGATTATCATTCAAATTAAATAAATCTAGTGCAAATTTTTGAATACCACTATTAGATATGCTAGTAATTTCATTAAGATATTCGTCTCTGTTCTTAGAAAAATAAAAAGGATCAGCAGGACCAGGGTCTTCTACTCTTGTCATAGATCTGATAACATCTTCTGGACCATCAATAGTTAACCATATAACCAATTCTTTTGGATTTATATAATTTAAATAATTTAATTTTATTTCTAGATCTCCAATTTTTCTACCAAAATCTCTGTCAAATCTGATTCCCGAAGGATTATTGCTGTCAGATCTGATTCCTGTAGGTTTTACAAATATTGGACCCGGTTTTGGATAACCATAAACGATTGATGTTCGGTCGCTATCAATATCAACAGCATCATTACAATAATCATAACTACCAACTAGACCATCTGGCCTAGTAGATGGCGCTACTACAAATTCATCATTATATTTGTATAATGATGTAACTCTTCCACTTAAATCTCTATATCCATGATTAGGCATATGATCATTTGCTTCTTGTTTATCATGACCTGCTAATTTCTCATTCATGCTAATATTTGGATTAGCAATCTCTTTTATCTCAAAAAAATCGTGTGCGATTTTTTCTGTTCTTAGTGTGATACTGCTTTTATAAATCTTAACATTACCATCAGTAAAATTATTATTAATTGCATCAAATCCCAAACCCTTAAATGTTTTACAATTTCTTTTTAATCCATCTCCTATAATAATTGATGTTCTATTATTAAAATTAACATTATCTCTAATAGTTTCTTGTGAAACCCATCCAGAATTTGGATGAAAAAATCCTTTTTGCATGGGTATTGTTAATAATTTATTTAGCTCCTCATTTTTACTATAGGTTTCATAGCATATAACAGGATTTGCCGCGTTGCTGAATCCGGAAACATCCGGACCGTATATATCTGAATCATAATCAAATGAATTAAAAAAAAGATTTTCAACCGTATTACCAAACATAGCATCTTTTAGTTTCGGCTCCTCATTGCTAAATAGCTGAATAGAAGTGGTGCCAATTTTATTTGGTCGTTTAACCTCGAACTCTTTTTCTGTAATAGGATCAATAGCAATCTTAGACTGATCAAGTTCCAGATCTGTTAATGAATTATCAAAAGTTTCTCTGTATATTGATTCACAATGAGGATTAGTTTCGCTATTTATATTACTTAATTTTATTCTATTTATTTCTGATATAACATTAGATGATGGATTAATATTAAAAGATAATTTATCCTCTCTATCACTATCCATCAGTTTTTTTGCTTTAGTTGATTCTCTATCAAACTCAATTAAAAATTTATTTAATATTGATCCTAAAGGCTTAACAGCATTACCCACTCTTGTTTTTTTATCTAAACCAGGAAGCTGTGATCGTACCGATGTGTATTTTGGTTCGTATACGCTTAGATCGCTATATATTGGCCAAAAAATACCTTGTTTACCAAAAACAAACTCTTTTAGGCCATGAACCATCACAACATTTTTGCTTAATGGTAATAAATCTTCAACTCTTTCATTTCTTGGAATTTCATTTCTTGGCCTAGAATAATCATCATCAGTGATATATAAATTAACTGTTTGACTTTTTACCCCGAATGGAGTTCTAATAGTAAATTGAATAATATATTTTCCTGATTTTTTAATATATATTGTAGGCGACTCATCATCACTAGTTTCAAATCTAAGATCCGCAGAATCCCCTTCTGCAATAACACCACTATTAACATTGGTTAAATTTTTATTACTAAATCTTAAACAGTCTGATCCTGATATTCTTTTCCAATTAAATTCAACATTTACGCCTGCTAGTGCGGAATCCTCCAAATCAAAGTTCAAACCAACCTTAAGATCTATTGCTAATTCACTTCTTGATTGTTTTCTAGCTATAAAAAATTTGCTCTGAGTATGGCTTGCATCATCAAATTTTACTTCAATATCTGGTCCAGCTGTAAATGGTGCTCCCTGATCTATTACTCTAGTTTTTTGAATATCCCATAATGGAACAATGGTTTTTTTATCATCTAATGTTGATGATATCTCTAATACAGATTGCTCAGAATCTAGAATTGTTTTTGCTGCAAATGGACCTACTGTAACAGTAATATTATCGGATAAAGTACTATTTGATATATCTCTTGAACTTAATGATCTAATATCTGATGATACTTTAAGATGTGGTCCATTAGGTAGATTATCTTTATATGTTAGAGTATAATTATTGGGTCCCTCAAACTGTAATTTTGCTCCATATTTTTGTATTAGCTTTTTTGGAATATAAGTAGGATCTTGGTAAATGACCTCATCTATGTTTAGATCTTTAAAATATTTACTAATATCAATCAATGCTTGTCTAGTATTTGTTTCATTCCTGTTGGGATCAGACGTGTCCTCTGGACTATTTATATAGCTATTAACTATTTCATAAATATCTGGGTGTTGTAGTATAGATACTGTGGTCCTATCTACTTGAGGGTGTGTAGCAAGAAAGTAGCAGATTTTTTTAAATTTTCTGCCATGAACTCTATTAAAAATTGGTCTCGGTATTTTATTATCAAATTCTTTTTTTAATTTAAAGGTTAGATTATGATATATCTGTCTATATATATCATGTAAAACTGGAGAAATATAGGTTTGTGATGGAATACCATCTCTTAAAGAAATTGTTTTAACATTATCTGATTCATAATAGGAATAAGCCTCTCCATGACTAATATGATATATAGTATTATTATTACTATTTCGATTTGGATTTGTTAGAAATAAAATATTATTTTTATTTATAGAATTATTGCTAAATTTTATTAATTCGCTTAATATAAAATATTTATTAGATGTTGTTGGTCTAATTTCTCCGTCTGTATTTTTTTTAACAATATCATTATCAATTATTAATAGCACATCATCTGTTTTTTTAAGTAATTTAGTTGAGGTTGTAATCGAAACAGTTCGATTATCTATTGTATAAGTTCTATTCGTTGTGCTATATACAACAGTATTGTACGGTATTTTATCTATAGTTATTCCATTAACATCCGCACTATATGTTTTTGTTTTGGCCCAACATAAAAGTCCATACTCAGGCAAATATGGATACAGAGGAGAAGTCAGTATCCAATCTGTTACCATTTTAGCGCCATCAGTAATTGTCCAATCTTTAAGCTTAGGATTAAATTTAATAATTGATTCTATTCCTAAATTTTCAGAAGATAATACAAATCCAGATGCAAGATAATTATTTGATATTATACTATTATTTAGATTTATAAATATTGGGGTCCAATATTCATTATTAAATGTTCCTAAAAGCAAAGAGGGCTTTTCATATTCAATTGGTATCTTAGAGATTGTTCCATTAATATCAAAATGTATTTCAAATTTATCATTATTATTATCAATTGAAACTATATTATGTGAATATAAATTTTCAAAAAATGATTTATTGTAGAATGTGCAATCTAAATTATTTGTACTCATATTATTTTGATACTGATATTAAAATCCATCCATAATTATCATATATAAAGGCTCCTTTGCGAACTGTACTAGATCCTAAATTAGACATTAAGTTTAATGGATCTCTGTAGTTAATGGTATCCCTATATGTACTGTCTCCAGATTTATATCCTGGCATATATGTTAAATCTACTGCCGCAGTAGAGTTTTCATTTAATACTCCATATGTTATATATTGTTGTTTGCTAACTGGCTCATAAAATCCAGTGTCAACATTATATCGAACCAATAGCTTAGCTCCTCTTGGAGCACTATATCCTGTTCTGTCTATAACATATATTAATCGTCTAATATTTTCTGGCAATGGTTTCAATCCATACTCTAAATCATCTAAAAAGGCTCTTGCAGGAAATGTTTCTAGGCTATTTTCTAGCTTAGTTAGATTTTGTTCTAAAATAGCATAAACCATTTTATATGTGCATTGTGCTTTTTTCTTCTTATTACTACTTGATATAAATTGAGATAATATTACACTACTATTTCCAGATGCTATAATATATGGTGGATCAATATCTGTGCATCCTCCACCTCCTACCCATACTTTTCTTTCATAGTCCCATCTTAAATCAATAGGGCCAACTGGCCATAAGTCTGACCTTTCGCCCCAGTTAAGATAAAATTTATTACTCGGAGTTCTTGTCCATTCACCACCATCTTTAGTCCATCCTTTTCCAATAATATCTCCTAATGGATTAGTTGCTGTTGGTAAAAACGCGCCATCTAAAGTTAAATCATTTGTGCCAGATGTTGTTAAGAAAAATCTTTTTGGTCTTCCTTCAGCATCAAGCTCTTTTGGTTCATCAGCAGCATTTGGCACAGGATATCCATCGGTATCGTAACCCCAACCATGTAACATCATAGGGCCTCTAAAAGAGAAGAATCTATGATTATTTAATATTTTAACATTATTATCTCCACTATACGCTATATCTATATCACTCCAATCAGGATGAGGATCAGTATCGTCATCTTTAAATTTTGTTAAATTCTGATTAATAAGAATATTTCTATCTGTTATATGACTCTCATCTCTCAAAACAAATGAAATATTATGATGATTTCTTTCTCCAGATTTTTTAGGCTGTGCATTTGGATTTACAAAATCTCCTGTTGGCATAATTATAGGATTTAAAGATAAAAAGTTTATATCAGCAACAGTTTCTTCATCTTCATTATTTATGCTACCACTTACAGTAGGAAAAATTTTGCTTTTTTGGCACAGTGGGCATGGGAATTTGACACCATTAATATCTATTTCGAATGTATTATAACATCCTGGACAATTTATTGCTCTGCTTCTATCAGCTTGTGTGGCGAATCTAGAAGATATTGGATATGTTCCGCCTTGTGGTGTTGGATAAAAAGATATTGGAGAATACAATCCGTCAAAACTCATTGCTGCCTGAGAACTATATCCAAAAGTCATTTCATTCAAACCTTCTTTGGTATCAAATAGACCTGCCCAAGCATCAAATCTTGATTTTTCCCATCTTAAAGTTTGAGCATCTTTATTTCCTTGTTCTATATTTGTAGAATAATTACCAAGTGGCCAGTAATGTCTTGCTTTTCCAACTATCATTGTAGCGGGACTTGTTCCATAGAATTTGCTATGATAGTCACTAATATCTGTATCCTTGCCACCAGCTCTTCTTTTATTCATAATATCAGAAATTTGTTTTCGAATATCTGATTCTATATTCAATTTAACATTATTTATTTTTTTAGCAACACTAAGCGAATCTGTAGATAGTTGTTTTAGTCTATCGCTATTTTCTTTGCTATATAATCCTCTTTTTGCAGAATAGGTTCTGAATGAGTATGTTGTTGAAATACCTCCTCCGCCAACAGATAGTCTGATATCGCTAAGAGTTAGTCCAGAGTAATTAGAAAGATCCTCGTATCCCGTGTCAAATGTTAAAGCATGATAGGGAAAGCTAAACCAATTTTTAACAACTCGCTTGTTAATATCTTGATCTGTTTTTTTTATTCTTAAATTACCACCCATACTAAAAATAGGAAATCCTGCTATAGTAAACTCTCCAGATTCTGATCGTGTTTGAAAAGATGTTCTAGAAGAAATTTCATACAGTATTTTTCTGTCTAAAAATGCCATACCTCCCCATTCCCAAGGGGCCCACTCTTCTTGCTTGTCTATGTCTGTATCAGAAATCATCTGTTCGATTGCATCATCAATATCTGTTATACCAGGAAATACATAAGATAAATCATCTAACGATGGATAGTTTGTCCAAGGACCATAAGTTGATAAATTATCTTGTAGAGGAACAGCTGCAAATACAGGATTAGCCTTTTTAGGAGCCATCATATAATGATTAAGAGATTGATTACTAGAATTAGATGCTGGAATTAAAAATTTGGATGATGTTAATGGAATAATTCGTTTATGCAAAAGATACTTTAGCATTCGTAGTCTAGCTTTTCCTTTTTTAGCGTCTCCCGATTGTCCATTTAGGGCCTTTGAAAAATCGGCCCAAGTTGTAAAACAAATTTCTCCGAACTCGGCACAGTCCTTATCTAAAACTCCAAAATCTTTAAGTTCATCTTGTGTTGATTGTGGGGGGTCTACGATACTGGTAATATTCATTTGTTCAGTAGCGCTAGCTATGAGAGTATAAACATCGTCAGGAGCAAGATATTTAGCAAAATATGTTACTATGGCTAGATCTTCAGCAGAAACTGTGCTTATTACTGTCCTATTAGGATCCTCTTTAAAAGAGGTGCTACTAATAGCCAAATTAATTCCTGGAGAAGATAATATGGCTTTTGGTAGAGCTAAATTTAGTGGGTCATAAAAAACTATATCACTATTATCGAATGATGTTTTTATGTAGAGTTTTTCTGTTGGTATAGTCGTACCACTACTAGATATTCCGCAAGGATCTTTTTTATTTCCAAGCAATCTTTTTCCGTAAGCATCTTCTCTACCGCTATCTCCAACAACAGGAATAACAATATATGATTCTGCATCTGATAATGATCCTAAATCAAGCGAAGCTGTAATACTTTTATCGCAAGAAAAATATCTAGCCAATGCAGACAATTCAAAGCTTTTTTTGATAAAAGAACATGCTCTTTCAGAAGTCCAGGAGACGTTTGGTTGCGAACTGCGTTCGCTTGCGACGAAGCCGGGGCTAAAGGGGCTAGTCGGTAGGGAGGTGGAGGCTTCCAAGCTTGCTAGATAGCCAGAAGGAAGACTTAGTGTATACGCTTTTTTCATCTCTCTGTTTCTTTGATCAACATTCAGATCGCACCAAGCTTCTGTTGTGTAATCTTTTACTGCTGTGGCATTGTATCCTAAAATTGGTTCTATTAGATTACTATCATTTAAAAAAGTATAATAATTTGGACTTCCTACCACTATATGATCATCAATTGTATTTCCAAATTCTTCCCATGCTCCATCTGCAAGCTTATAACTATAAAATAATTTACCGCTACCTTGATAAACTCCTATTGTATCTCCATTTACTGGTAATTGAATATCAGCATATTGTCTATCTCTATATACAGAAACTGCTGGTAAAGATACTGCGTATTTTTGACCATAATATGTATCATGTAAATTCTTAATAAATAATTGTAATCTAGTTAAATCATCAAAAAATTCATAATTAACCATATAACTAAAATTAATATTTAATAAATTAGAAAAGTTAGTTGTTACATTACCAGTTGTTCGTCCAGCTCCTTGAGAAGAATGTCCGGCATTTGCTCCTGACGAACCCTCACCT